CATTTCATATTGTTCTTCTGTCTTGCATTATTGACGATTTAAAGTCCAAGAAATATATGGTTAGACTTACTGTTAATAATAAGGATCTTGAAAAATTAATATATGAAGATATATCTATCAAGGAATATTGGACATCCGAGAAGTGTGATCATGTTGAATCTCATAGCAGGGAAATATTAAATCTATGGAGAGTTACTGACTCTGGGAAAGAAGGGTATAGTATAAGTGTGGAAAAATACTTTAAAGATCTTTTCCCTGAAAAAGACATGTCTATGGTTAGAACTTTGCTTAATGAGCTTTATTTTAATATATTTGATCACGCTCATGCAGAAGGGAATGCATTTTCGTATGTCAGATATAAAGCCGATGAAGGGAAAATACATATAGCGATATGCGATTATGGAATTGGCATATCTGCTTCTCTTGGTGGAAAATTTGAGGGCTGTAAAGATTCTTATGTATTGAAAAAATCTTTAGAATCAGGCGTAACTTCTGGATCAAAGGCATATAATAAAGGATTTGGGCTTGATACGGTTGTAACATTTTTAAAAGGTGAAAATATGTTCAGAATGGTGAGTAATAAAGGACTTATCAAGTTAACCGGTAAAAATGGTTCTTGCGAAATGTTTGATATTGATTTTGATTTTAATGGAACTTTGATTTACTTTGATATCTCAATAGATTCCTTTGAACAAGATTTTGAGTTTGGAAGTTTTACTTTATAAATATTATGCGTATGAGACTGATTAATATTGCGAGTTTGTTAGAAGGGAAAAGTTATCCTGATGCTGGCGCGGCCTTGTACCCGCATATAGAAAGTGCAATCAATTCAAACCAGATGCTTGTTATTGATATGACGGGAGTTGATTCTATTCCAACGTTATTCATGAATACTTCTTTCGGTGAGGCTCTTGGTAATTTTGGAATGGATAAATTTAGAAAATACATATCCTTTTGCCACATAAAGAAAGCTCAGGCGGATAGGATAAAGGAGTATCTTTGTAAATATGAATTGGCCTATCTTACAAAACATACATAAAAATAAAGCCGGAGGTTATTCCGGCTTTATTTTTATCCTCTTTCCTCCAACACCTTTTTAAGCCTTTGCAACCTCAGTATATCACTTGCAAAGGTCGGATTATCCCAATTCCTCTTAACCGATCTGACATGCACATCAATGTACTTGCTTAAATCAAATATATTCTCACACTCGCTTAACCGGATCTCGTTAAACGTCACTTGGTAGCTCTCAAACCAGGCTATTAGCTGTTTTAATTCTTCGCTCATGTTTTTTTTCGGGCAAAGATAACTACGAAAAGATATTTTATCAACAATGTATTGTTGATATGAGGATTAATTTGTAATTTTGTGCAAACGGCTTAATTTAAAATGGATTATTATGTCTTTACAACAGAAGCCGTGCGTGTTTAGTAAAATCGTTGAAATACGATCTATCAGGGATCAAAAAGCAAGATTATCAGAAAGAGAAAGAGAATTAACCAAGCCTATCTTGACAGACTTAGATATGATCCCGACATTGTATGAATGGTTTAAGGAGATTGTTTCTCAGCAGGAAGTTTTTCGAGCTAATGTCCCCCAAAGAAAGAAATTCATTTTCATAATTTTAATTTTGTATTCTCCCGGTGCTCTTGCCGATGGAAAAATGAAAAGGGGATTAAGGGATAAACTTGCTGAAGTATTTGGTCTCAATGGGAAATCCACTATTTCCGATAATTTAAACGGGTTGTATCTATCTTATCAGCTGTATAAATACTTTAGACAAGATATCCATCGTATATATAACGAAATAATGGATAGGATTGGATAATATTCACTCAATTAACAATATTCACGACAATGGTTCTGTTGTCGTGAATAATTGTAATGATCCTTCCTATAGCTGGCCTATGCTATTTAAATTTGACTCAATTAATTATAAAAAGCATGGCGTTGACACAAAAACAAGAAATGTTCTGCAACTACTACCTCGAATGCGGAAACGCTTCTGAGGCTTATCGACGGGCATATAGATGTAATGGTAAGTCGGACAATGCAATTTGGGTAGAGTCTTCGAAGCTCTTGAACAGCCCTAAGGTTGCCCTAAGGATAAGAGAGCTCCAGTCTCAAATGAGGAACCGGTCTGATATAACCAAAGACGAAGCGGTAGGGATTCTTGCCGATATTGCTCGTGCCAATATTGTCGACGCGTTGGAGGTAAAGTCTAATGAGATGTTTACAACAATCCTGATCAAAGATATCTCTAAATTACCGTCAAGCATACAACGTTCCATTCTTTCGATTAAATCAACAGATAAAGGATATGAGTTAAAGCTCTATAATAAGATTGATGCAATAGATAAGCTATCTAAGCTGTTGGGTTGGGATGCTCCTATAAAGCAAGAGGTAAAACAAGAAGAAGGAAGTGGTTTTGTAATACAGGTCATTGATAAGAGGGAGGACGCGGATCATGGCGATAATTAAAACGACTAAAATATTTACAGAAGTTGATAATGCCATCCACTCCGGCTATAAGGTTGTCTCTGCTCAGGGTAGTTCGCGTAGTAGCAAGACGTACAACATCCTTATCTATCTATTATCTCATATCCTCACAAACAAAAAGTCTCTATCCATTGTCCGAAAGACATTGCCTGCGTTAAAAGGTTCTGTGTTTCGCGATTTTAAAGAGATTATGCAGGATAAGTATAAGATATGGGATAATAGATGTATGAATAAGTCTGAAATGATTTATACACTTCCGAACGGTTCATTTGTTGAGTTTTTCTCGACAGATGATGAGCAGAAGATCAGAGGTCGTAAACGAAATATCTTATACTGCAATGAGGCAAACGAAATTTCATTCCTGGAATGGCAACAGCTCGTTATGCGTACTACCGATTTTTCCATTGTTGATTACAATCCATCCTTTTCGGACGAACATTGGTTGTGTGAGTTGAACAAGGACCCACGTACATATCACTTTATTTCGACCTACAAGGATAATCCATTTCTTGAACAAACTATTATTGACGAGATAGAGTCGCTTCAATACAAGAACAAAGTGTTGTGGACTGTATACGGATTAGGATTGCAGGCAATGGCAGAAGGTCTTGTCTTCCCCGAATACGAAATAGTGAATGAATTTCCAGAACAAGCCAAGTTTGTTGAAGCCGGACTTGATTTTGGATACAGTTCGGACCCTACCGCTATAGTTAAATGTGGGGTACTTGATAATAGGCTGTATTTGGATGAGCAGTGTTACCGGACGCATATGCTCACAAGCGAAATCATCAAAGAATTGAAGAAGCTAGGATTGTTTGTTTACGCAGATAGTGCCGACCCTAGGTTAATACAGGAGATTGCTAATGCGGGGATTATTATCTTTCCCGCCGATAAATATAAAGGATCCGTCATGGGAGGCTTGTTTAAAATGATGGAGTATAAAATATGCGTTACTCGTAGGTCTGTCAATTTGATCCGAGAGCTTAAAAATTACGTTTATGAGCAAAATAAAGATGGTAAATTTATAAACGAGCCTATTGATGCTTACAACCATCTTATAGACGCTTCTCGGTATTATACGATAGGGAAATTGCTCGGTAAGGTATTAACTACGCACCAGTATTCTAAGGAAGATTTAGGAATTTATTAACAATTAAGATATGGCATCGATATTGAATTACATAGTGGATTTGTTTAGGGGCGGATCTTTAAATGGGACAAGCACCAACAAAGACTTAATGACTTTGATCGCAGAAAAAGATATAAGTCGGGCGATGGAGTTGTTTCAAAATCGAGATTTGGAAGTTATGGAGGCGATAAAAGAATACGATCCTGCTCTCCATGATGTAATGAATCGCAAAAATAAACTCAGAAAGAACAAACAGCCATATATCACGGAAAAACTCCCTCGTAGATGGCAGGCTTACATAAATGAGGTTGCATTGTTTTATCTGTTGGGGCAACCGATAAAATGGAGCAAAAATGATCCCGACGTGCAAGATGTTGCTTTTGACGCATATACTCAGTTTTTGAAGGATACCCGTTTCAACACAACCATGCGTCAAGCTAAACGTTTAGCAGGCGCCGAGACGGAATGTGCTAAATTGTACCATATCTACCGCAACGAGGAAACCGGAAAAGCGGAGGTGAAAGTTGTTTTGCTGGCAAAATCTTTAGGGTATACCCTGCGTCCTCTTTTCGACCAATATGGGACTATGCTAGCTTTCGGTTATGGATATTATCTAAAAGAAGGAGTAAACACGGTAGAACATTTCGATATTCAGACTCCAAAGGTTATTTATAGATGCAAGAAAAATGATCGCGGATGGGAAGTTTTGCCTATAATTAATCCTACTGGGAAAATAAATATCATCTATTATCAACAGGAAAAAGAATGGGAGGGCGCACAGTCTCGTATAAATAGGGACGAGTATGTCGATTCAAAATCTGCCGATACTGTCAACTATTTTGCAGATCCAAAAGCTAAAGTTTCGGCAGATGTGTTGGCTTCTCTTAGTGATCCAGATAATGTAGGGGAAGTTATTAGGATGCACGGACCAGATAGTATGTTCGACTATGTAGCACCACCGGATTCCGTCGAACTCAAGAAATTTGAAAAAGACATACTGAAAGAATCTATCCTTAATGACACCTTTACTTTTAACTTTTCATCGGAGAACACGAAAGGCTTGGGCACGTTAACGGGAGAGGCTTTAAAGCGTGCAATGGCTCCATCTTATATGAAAAGGGACAATCGCAAGGAAATATATGAGATTGCGGTAGACCGCGAAAAGAATCTGATATTGACCATCATGAAGAATGTAACTCATATAGAATTACGCTCTAAACTGGAGGTTTTAGATATTGATTTTGAGTTTTCCGAACCATTTCAAGAAGATATAGATAAGAAGTGGGCAGCAATAGGCAAATTGTATAACGACGGCATTATATCTCTTGAAACAGCCGTGAAAATGCTTAGTATAACGGATAAACCAGAGGATGAGATACGAAAGATATTGGAGGAAAAACAACAAAACACTCTTAATAATGAAATCAATCAAGCAAATGGTAATGCCGGTTCGTCGGACTCCAATCAACAATGAAAATTCCGGCACTATAGAAGTCAAAATCTCGCTTAAATGGTGGTACAAGATATATTTATTCACAAAATTGATAATTAAAATATTATGGCAACGGAAGTAACATTTAGCAAGCAGGGAGATAAGTATATATCGGATTCCATATCGCTTGATTCAAGCGATATCGTTCTACATGTAGAACTGAAAGATAAGGGCGATATTGTTTTGGAAAGAAGCATTACTGGTGATAATTGGGTGGTCGCGGCTTATCCCGCCCGAAACGTCATACTTTGGGAGAATGGGGTAATAGGCAAAGCTGGACAGACGGTAAGACTCGTGACAACAACGGAACCATCTAAAATCTATGTACTGCAATGATAACTCTCAACAACATCAATTTATCCAGCATTGATCTTTCGGGCATAGACTTGAGAGGGATAAAGCTGGGACTTGGAGGACGTGGTGGCGGTTCCGGAGACGGCTTCCCGCAACTTCCGGGTGATGTTACGCGCTGGCATTTCGGAGGACTGACGAACGAGATGATGGCGGCTATGGACGATCCGAGGATCGAGGATGCGGACCATAAAGGTCGGTTCTTATCCTTCAAGAATTTCGCTTGGAAGGGGATGTCTGGAGTTGGCGGGTATGAAATGAATTTCAATTTATGGACAAACAATGTTCCAAGCGTTCCAGATATTTCTATGTCTACGACGACTACCTCAGTTAGTGTAAGTGTTGGAAATTCTACTTATAATAACAATCTTATTTATATTCATAAAAATAATTGGGATACAAATAAGAATCACTGGTTGAAGATCACATCTACTTATGAAGATGGAGATCTCGCCTTTCTATTTTATAATGATAGCAATACTAAAAAGATTGGATTGCCAGCTAACGGCTATGTAAACATACTTGCATACCCTGAATTTAAAGGCAGTTATATGTATATCTCAACTACATCTAATAAGCAAGGTTCATTTACCATCGAACAACTTCCCCTCTACCCCGGTGCACTCGTTTTTGACGGAGTAGATGATTACGGTGTCTGTGAGAACTTCCCTATTCTGAATAAGGAAAAGGGGTATACGGTTGTGGCGTTGAGACGATTTATTTATGATGGGGTAGATAGACGATATGCGTTAATGACAAATGCTGATCCGAATGGAATAAAAGATGGATTTATTTTAGAATTAGTTTCACCAAACAGCAATAAATACACGGATAGTTTTGGATCAAATACTATTTTATCGGGCTTTGAAAAGTCCGTTTTTACCTATCAAACTTCGAAATATTATAATGGAGCTCCTATAAAAATAGGAGAAAAACTCGCATTTGACAAAATTGCTGTAGGTACTCGGTTTTATCCTAATTATGATCCTGCCAACGTAGCTATCTGGGAAATCTGTATCCTCGATCACGATGCCACCGAAGAAGAACTGACCAAGATCAAAGACTACTTCGTCAAAACCTATCCCTGGCTCTTCCCCGACCAAGCATGGACCGTCGCCGGCAAAACCAACGAGGACGAAGATCGTGCTACTATTGCCAATATTACAGGCAATGGTAATAATCTTGTGCTGTCGAATTTTGGGTTTGCAGAAGGGAGTGGGTATGGGTTGTATAAAACTCCATTTGAATTATATCCATCAGTTCAGCATTCGTCTAAATATAGTTTGTCTTTTTCAAAGTTTGCATTAGGGGATCACAATTTAATAATTGCACCAAAACAAAATGATTTAAGCTATGATATAAAAGTCAAAGTAACAGGATTAAAGGATGGTGTAAAATTTAAATGGGGGTGGATTGGTACAACAGGATACATAGATATAACAACAGATGGGATACACATGTTAAATAAACCCGCATCTCAAATTAGACAATTGCTTGTAGAATTTGCAGAAGATTTTGATCCTGATCATGTTGTCACCATTGAGCAAATCCCCGAATACGAAGGATACCTGGTTACTGATGGGGTGGATGATAAAGTTGAAAGCAGTCTCTTTACACTTAATAAAGATTGGACGATTGTTGGCAATTGGACAATGTTATCAAATATTCCCTCCAATTGTGGTATAATAAAAGTGTCGTCTATGTTTTTGTATAATTCCCTTGATGGCGTAACTATCTACTTCGCGGGAGGACCCATTAAAATACAAAGTAAATCTATTAATGCCTTTTGTTCGGATGGAAGAATATATCTTAATGACTGGACGGAGATATTGAAACCTGATGCTCAGATAGCATCAGGTGGTAGTAAATCTAGTTTAAATATTGCATCTTACAGTGCTAATTTCACCAAAATGGCGTTTAAAAACCTAGCTATCTACGATGGTAAAAACCTCTCCAAAGACGACTGTATCAAAGCCTACAACTACCTCCAAACCCTAAAAGCAAAGTAACATTAAAAATAATTGGATATGAAATACGCAATTGTAGACATCGTGTGGTGCAAGTCCCACGGAATAGAAGTCCTCCCGGAAATGAGGACAAGTGTAGACCAGAGTAAGGTGATCCTTCATGAGGAATACCTTGCACCCTTCGATGATGAAGATTTTCCTCGCTATAGTTTTAGCGATCCGTCTTTTGTCGAACTACTGAATAGTGAAGAATGGACTTATCCAGAAGGAGAACAACCCGTAATCAATAGGCAGTTCAGCAGATTATTGGCTTTGGACGAACTGGACAAGGAGGCTACAGAAGAGATAAATACATATGACCTTTCCCCGTCGGAAGCCTTACAGGTCAAAGATCGATACCCCGAATGGAAAACCGGAATAAACGTCAAAACCGGTGAACGATACCGAGTTGAAGATGTCCTTTGGGAATGTGTTAAAGATCATCTCACACAAGAGAACTGGAAGCCTAGCACAGCTACCCTAAGCCTGTGGAAAATAGTAGACGCAGAAGAACATTCCGGCACGATAGAAGATCCTATTCCATATAAGCAAAATATGGCACTTGAATTTAACAAGTACTACACGCAGGACGGAGTATTGTACCTCTGCATACAGGCTATGACACCGGGACCGTACGATTTAAAGGATGTGCCGGCGCATGCGCAGCCGATCAAGCAGTGACAAGCAACAGTCGGTTGGAGTATAATAATCCCTGCAAGAAGACACAATCCTATTCTTCTTACAGGGATTATTATTTATATGGTATTGTTTTTTGTTATAAAGTGGCACAATTTTACGACAATGAATCTATTGTCGTATTTCATTAAGTTAAATATTTCTCTCCCAATTAGCTACTTAATACTTTTATGCTGAATTAAAAACGATCAAACATGAAAGATAAAATTTTCAACTCCTTAAAACAGAATTATTCAAATCTTGGGTTAAGCGATGAAATCTTGAAGGGACAGGCCGAAGCTCTTGCTAATACAGGCTTTGTAACTGATGAAAATCTACAGGCCGTTGTTGATGGTCAAAAAACATTCTTGTCTTCTCTTCAGAGTGGTATTGATAAGCGGGTAACTGATGCTGTCAATAAAGCGAAAGGGGAAAAGAAAGAAGAATCTGCTGGTGGGGGCGAGCAGAAAAAAAACGAACCTGACTTACAGAAGATGATTGAAGAAGCGCTTGCGGCAAAACTATCTCCTATACAGGAAGAACTCAATGCTTATAAAGCAAAGGAACAGCAGGCTGTAAGGGCTAATATGATCGCTTCTAAGGCGAAAGAACTAGGTATACCGGAATGGAGAGCCAAAGAGGGATTTGCCATCACCCCGGAAATGGATGAGGCTGCAATTAACTCTTACTTGGCAGGCGTAAAGCAAAACATTGTTACCGCAGGGCTTGAGAGTAGTAACGCATCTGGCGTTCTGTCTACTTCAGAGGAAAAATCTAAAGAAATGGCTGAAGAATGGGCAAAAGGTCTTCCAGATGCAAATTAACCATTAAAAAATAGAAACAAATGGGAGTTAAATTCGAAGGTAAATCTTATGCTGGCAACATGCCGGTATTTTGGCGTGGAGAAGCCAAAATCCTCCCTGGAGGATATAAACTGTTGCAGACTTTCCCAAAAGGGACAGTAATTCCCAAAGGGACGCCATTACATATTGTTATCGGAACCCTTACTGCGGCTGTATCCAAATATGCAAAAGTCGTATCTGGCGGAACAACCACAAAACCGAGAGTCCCTAAAGGAACTTTATTTCAGATTAATGATATCGTAATGAAGGAGGGGGAAACAACCGGTGTTACGGTATCTTCCATTGATACGTCAAATGCAGATTATGATGTATTGACATTGTCGTCTGCTATTTCGGGGCTTGCGGCAGACGATGTTCTTATTGAAGCGACGGCTACAAGTAGTTCTGTGGCCAAGTATGAACCAAACGCGGTTGTTGGTGAAGACACTGAACCTTTGTCCGGCGGTGATCAAGACACTGTTTCGGCTGCGTATGACGCAGTTGTCCTTTTGGGATATACAGTGCAATTACCCGCTTCATGGATGCAGGGTATCTGTATGAAAAACAACCCTAATATTATTTACGTAAAACAGTAATACTATGGCAGAAAGATTAAAGTATAGTTCTCTTTTTGGAGAGCTCACAAGGCAAACTCAATTGCGTTTTGATGCAGTATCAAGACAGCATAAAATGCTGTTTGATAACGTATTCTATGAGAGATTTTTCAATTGGGACTATCCTTCCATTGGATTAAACTTTGAAGAAATTAAGGGCAAGTATAATGTCACTATCGCGGCTGCAACAATTGACGATAAGTCGAAAGAACCGGTATTGGGCACTCATGGACTTGAAACTATTGCTCAAAAGGTGCTTCACCATGCAATTACGCAGCCTTTGACCATTGATGATTACAGAAAGATTCTGGAAATTCTGGACAGCAAATCAATTCCGGAAGAAGTCGCAAAAAGACAGCTTATTGATCTGATGTGGGGCAATGTTAGAACTCTGGTACAAGGCGTACAGGCAAAACTGGATATCATCGCTATGGGGGCGTTATCTAATGAAGGTATTGCCACATTGGATGAAACGAATAACCCTGAGGGTGGTGTTAAAACGACTATCGATTATAACATGCCTGCCGAAAATAAAGGTAATGTTACTCTGAAATGGAATGATGATAACATTGCTAATGTAGACGTATTCGCAGATATTCAGGCCATCGTAGATGCTTTCTCTGATAAGGTTGTATTTGATCGCATCTTGCTTGCTCCTTCTAAAATTTCTTATATTCTTAGAAACAAGAAGATTAAGCAGGTAATTTTCGGAACAGATAAGCAGAATAGCCCATTGCTGCTGAATGATCTCAACGAATTTATGAGATCTAATGAATTGCCGGTCTTGGAACCGGTTAGACGTCAGTGTTTGATTCAGAACAATGGTACATTCACCCCTTACAATCCGTGGAATGCAAAGAACCTTGTCTTTATTCCTTCCGGCAGTTTGGGGACAATCAAAAATGCCTATGTCAATAACGAATTAAGGCCTGAACCCGGCGTTACTTATTCCAACTATGGTCGCATTCGTGTAGCTCAATGGGGAGTAGGTGAAACTCAGAACTCGAATGGTGTTGAGTTTGTAAAGGCTGAAACATTTGCTTTGCCTGTGATCACGGAGATCAATGGTATTGCGTCGTTGAACACAGAACCTGATTGATAATGAAAGTCGCTGATTACATAACACAAAAGATCGGTTCCTTCGGCATTGAATTGTCGGAGGCCGATCTTGTGGATATAACTTTGAATAGTTCTATATCACTTGAAAGTGAGATTGCTCAAGATAATATAAATGAAGTAAATAAGGCTATTGCCGAATTTATTCCATCATTGCTGGCTCGTCCTACATCTGTTAATGAGAGTGGGTTTTCTGTTTCTTGGGATAAGGACGGTATCAAAGTGTATTATTCATTGTTATGTAAGCAATTAGGCATAGAGGATGTTTTATCAAGTAGAATCTCTGACGCTTCAATGTATTGGTAATGTATTATGCACCTCACATATTAGAAAAAAAAGTCGTAAAAGAATACGAATACGATGAAGACGGCAATCCTATTCCGGGTACAGACGGAGATAGTTGGGAGCGAGTTTGTAAGTGTAAATGTTACGATCAGAGTGCTGACCGTGCCTATACAGTTAATGGTGTTACTTACCCTTACAAATATCGTGTTGTGACAGAAAAGGTAAAAATTAATGCCGGAGATGTCGTTCGTGTTTTGAATGCTGACGGTTCTCTTCGTGGTGAGGGGATAGTAATCAATCCTATGACAACGGATTATCTAAACTATGGGCAAATATGGCTGGAATAATTACTGCTAAATATGATTTTTCAGATGTTGATAACTTCTTTGAAGAAGTTTTTAGCGAAGTATTCGCTCATCTTGTAGAGATGGGGGAAAGGGCTTATGAAACGGCTGTTAGAGAAGGAAAATATAACAATATTACGGGAAATCTACGCAGTTCGCTAGGCTATGTGGTGGCTCAGGATGGAAAGATAATCAAAGAGGGAGGATTTAAGCAGGTTCAGGGACGTGGAGAAAACTACGAAAAGGTATATTTCACCACCAAAGCGCAGAAAACAGTCCAGTTTTGGGCGCGAGGTAAGTCCGGCGATGGTAGTGATGGAAGCCGACAAGGTCTTGAATATGCGAGAAGCCTTGCCTGTAAATCGAAAGGTTTCACACTTATTGTCGTTGCCGGTATGGATTATGCAAGTTTTGTCAATAGCAAGGGATTACGTGTGATTGATGATGCAGAGATAACAGTAAGGACAATGCTGCAATGATAGTTACAACAGACATACAGACTATACTTTATAAAGATGCCCAAAAACTGGGAATCAAGAAGGTGTATAAAGACGGAGCGGTTCCCGAAGGAGACGTGAAGTCCGAGCGGGTTGTTATTATCGTTAATTCGGTAGAGCCGGGCACCTATTGGAAAGCAGGATTTGTTCATGTGAATATCTGTATTCCTTATCTTGATCGTAAAGGAACAGCTCCTCTTACAAGACTTAATGCTTTAGAAAGGTTGGCTGTCAAGGAATTACATTCCACTTCTACTTACGACGGTACATCTTATACATACGAGGTCGATACGACAAGGATAGAAGAAAACAGGGATTTAAAATGTTTCTATGTAAATGTGAGAATATTATTTCAAGTATTAAATGTAAAAGAATAAGAATATGGCAGGAAGAACAGTATCCGTGATTGGAGTAAAGCAAATTCTTTATGGAGAGCCATTAGAAGCAGCTCCAACTTATGCAACACTTGAATCATTGTTTACTTCTTTCAAAGAAGTTCCCAATGTACATCAAGGTACATATGAGTTTACCGAAGAGGACGGTACAACAACAGAGTATAAGGACGAATTGACCGGACAGACATACCGATCATCTTTTGAAGCAGGATCAGTAAGTCTAAACTGGACGATTGGCGCCTATGACTTTGACACTAAGGCGGAATTGATGGGTGGTAAACCTTTAGATGATAGTAAAGGCTGGGAAAGAGGAAACTCAGGGGAACAGCGTTATAAATGCGTTGTTGCTGTATCTAATGATAATGTAGCGATTATTTTCCCTAAAGCAAATGTTATCGGGCGCGGAGCGTCTACCGATGGAGCCGTTGGTTTAGCTATTTCAGCCATTCCTTTGAAGGTTTCAACTACCATTGCATCCGAATATCAGTTTGATGTTGAAGGCAAGACTTTAAAGGGAATTTAAAGTACCATTAATGAATCACAACAGAAAGGGGCAGGCGGATACATTCTGCCCGTCCCTTTCTTGCTTAATATGAATATCCAATGAACAAAGCAGCAAATTTAGTCGCTAACGCTATTTTAGGCGATGACCTCAAAGTCGTCATTTTGGGAAGTAAAGCATATACCATTCAGTCTCCTACAATAGCTGTTATATGTAAATCAATAAAATATCTGTCTTGTATAGATCGCACCACAACAGGTAAAGAAGAACTGAGTAAAGCAAAAGAAGATTTGGAGAATCTGCTAAAGGGATTGTCTGTTTTCATTTTTGACGATCCGGATAAATATACGGAGATTCAAGATGCGACAATGAAGGAATTGAAAGAAGCACTTGAAACGGTTATAAATCTAATCTCCGCAGAGGATTTTTTCGTCTGTGCCGCCTTAGCCGAGAGCGTGGCAAGAATGGCGGCGATACCAAAGTGATAGGCAATGAAACAATGATAGGGCAAATTGCCACATTCATGGAAACTTTAAAGCTAACTTATAATGAGATAGTGTATCGTATTCCATATAGAAATCTATTATTAATGCAAAAGGATATTCTACACCAAGTCACAGGTGATCTGATTATCGAGCGAGACGGACGTTATTTATTGAACCGGACAAAGAAAGAGGGGTAATTTATGGCAAAACTTAGTTTTGATGTTTCTGCCAAATGGCAAGAAGTGCAAAAACTCAGAGAAGAGGTAGAAGCTCTGAAAACGGCTCTTAAAGACTTTAATGTTGCTGGTGACATGAAGGGTTTCGAAGAGTTAAATAAGAAATATCAGGAATCGACACAAAAACTGAAAGAATATGAGCAGCAGGTTCAAAATTATCAACGTATTATAGATCAGCTTAATGTATCTAATGGAGTAATGGAAGGCGCACGACAGATGGCATCGGAGCTTAATAATGCTACGGATGTATTTGTTGAACAACAGCTGAAAGTCAAAGCCTTAAATGAAGATGTCAAGAAACTAAATAAGTCTTATTTGGCATTGTCTGATATAGACAAGAGGGGGCAAAAGGGATCAAATATCTTGACTGAATTAAAGGAAATAACTCACCAATATACAATAGAAAATGAGGCTCTAAAAAAACTCAGAAAAGAATATTCCGACAATATAAAAATAGAAGGGGTGGCAGCGGATTCTCTTGTTTCCCTGAGAAAACAGTTGTCATTACTTAATGCAGAATATGATCGTCTTTCCGCTTCGGATAGAAAGGCTGCGATCGGAACCGATTTGCAAAAGCAGATACAGTCGTTGAATACCGAGATTAGTGCGGCAGAACAGGCTACCGGCCGATATCAAAGAAATGTAGGAAACTACGCTTCTGCCTGGAATGGTTTGGGAATGTCGGTACAACAAGTAGCGAGAGAATTGCCATCTTTAGCTATAGGATGGAATACTTTCTTTTTGGCCATATCAAACAACCTCCCTATGCTTGCAGACGAGTTAAAGAAAGCGTCGGCAGAATACAAGGCTTTTAAAGCGGCTGTTGCGGCCGGGAACAATGATGTAGCTAAAGTTGCGCCAGTATGGAAACAGTTAATTTCGTCTATTTTCAGTTGGCAAACAGCACTTGTTGTTGCAATAACAATGCTGTCTGTCTATGGAAAGGATATTATCGAATGGACGAAGAATTTGTTTGGAGCTGATACAGCGCAAAAGAGGTTGAATGAGTCATTGAAAGAATTTAATAACTTACAAAGTAATGCATCTGAAAAAACATTAGAAGAGATTTCTAAATTGAATTTGTTATATGGCATATCTCAGAACATTGCTTTATCTATCAATGTACGAAAAAAAGCAGTAGAGAAACTTCAGCAAATGTACCCTGATTATTTACAAAATCTTTCAGAGGAAGCTATTTTGGCAGGAAAAGCAAACGAAGCGTATAAATTGCTTGTTGAAAACATACAGAATATTGCTTCATTAAAATTAATCGAAGATCAAAGAGCAAAATCCGCAGAGGCTTTAACAGAGGCTAAAAAAAAGGAAATGGATTTACAATCGAAGATCAACGCTCTAATGAAAGAAAATAAAGCTGGCAACGAAGAGGAATTGGTAAAAAACGCTTTTGCATTTAGCCGTAATTATGGTAACTATATTAAGAATTTAATCAATTCCCGTAATTCAGCACAAAAAGCGCAGAAGACTATATTGGATGATATTAAGAAATGGAGTGATCAATATGCTAATATACTTGGAAAATCATCAAATATAGAGCAACTTGATGTTTTGTTCCGAGATATGAAAGAATATCAGGTTTATAAAGAAACAATAGACCAATTAAATAGGAGTTTATCGCTTAGCGAAATAACGCAAGAAGAATATAATAGAAGAATAAATGAAGCTAAAGGAGAATTGATTGCTGCCGCTGATGCCGCAAATATAGGAGGATCTGCACTGGAGAAAATGCGAGATGAATATGTTGCGTTTAATAAGGCCTCTATCGGTAAAGAACAAACTGAAAAGCAGAAAAAAGAAGCAGAGAAACAAAAACAGGTTCAGGAAAGAATAAATAACGAACTGTTAGAACTTCAACATCGTAACGAGCAATCCCGGATTGATCTGATGGAGGAAGGTTCCGATAAGCGCATTGCCCAAATAGAATATGATTACGATCGTGAAATAGAGGCTATCCGTAAAAAGGAGAAAGAATGGAGAGAAGCACAAGGAGGAAAACTGACGCAAGAGCAGACTGTTGAAATAAAAACGGCCGTTACGCAGGCAAAAACTACCCGTATGCGTTCTACTCAAGAAGTGGAATATGAGCAGGTTGAAGCCCAGCGTAAGGCAATGAATGATTATTTGAAAGAATATGGTTCTTATCAGGAGAAGAAAATGGCTCTTGCAGTCGAATATGGTCAAAAGATCGCTGATGCTGAAACGGAAGGTGAAAAATTGATGCTTGGTAAGCAATGGGATAAAGAATTGCTTGATCTTGAAATTAAGACCAAAAATTCTTCAAATGCTATTATTGCTCTTTTTGGTGATATGCGCGATAAATCTTTGAAGGAGCTGCAAGAACTTGCTTCAAAAGGTCAGGAAGCACTTGATTTTATCAAAAATGGTAAATGGGACGCAACTGTTGGCTCAAAACTCGGTATAACAGAAGATGAATTTAGACGCTGGCAAGAAGCACCGGAAGCTATACGGCAGGCCAGTGAATCGCTAAGGGAAGTAAAAGATCAAGCAGAGACTTTACAGCCTGCATTTGATAAAGTAACACAAGGCTTAAAACGTTTTTTCGCCGCAGGGAATGATCCTAAGAAATTAACAGAATCATTGCAGCTTATAAATGAAGGTGTAAATGAGGTTACTTCTTCGGTCCAATTTTTGTCTAATACATTTGGCAAGCTGGGCGACTCGTTTGGTGGGGTATTTAGTGGTATAGCTGAAGGTTTGAATATCGCAATGGATGCTGTTAATTCGACAATGCAAGGAGCGCAAGCCGGAGCAATGTTTGGCCCCATTGGAGCCGCAGCCGGAGCAGCTATTGGCGTCGTTTCTTCTTTGGCTTCCGCTATCGCTAAAATTCATGATAAAAAAAATGAAAAGCGCATCCAGAAATTACAGGATCAGATTGATGTACTTGATGCGTCATATGAAAAGCTGGGAAGGTCTATAGAAAAAGCCTATTCGACTGATGCTTCTCAACTAATAGATCAGCAAAATAAACTTCTTGAGCAACAAAAACTTCTTATTCAGCAACAAATCAAAGAAGAACAAGACAAGAAAAAATCAGATGACAATCGTATAAAAGAGTGGCAGAAGCAATTATACGATATTAATGCTCAACTTGAAGAGAATAAAGAAAAAGCGATAGAGGCCATCACTGGGACAGATGTTATGTCCGCTATTGATGAGTTTGCTAAGGCCTATGCCGACGCATGGGCTACAGGAGAAAATGCCGCAGAATCATCCGCTAAAGCTGTTCAAACACTCATTAAAACCGCTATCATAGAGTTTTTAAAAAAGAAGCTGTCTCCTTCGGTTCAAGATTTCATGAAGCAGTTGGCCGACTATATGTCCGATGGTATCGTGTCGCCATGGGAAGAAGCCGAATTGAATAAGTTGAAGGAAAAGATGGACAAGGAGGCACAAGAAATATTTGAAAATTCTGGCAAATGGCTAAAGGATGAAAGCAAATATGAGCAACAGGCAACAAGCGGAGGATTTGAAGTAATGTCTCAAGATTCAGCGAATGAATTGAATGGGCGATTTACGGCTTTGCAAATGATTGGGGAAGAAATTCTTTTGTATTTGCAGAGTTCTAACCAGATTGCAAATCTGCTGTATATAAGTGCAAGTATTGATTCGATAAATATAAGAATTGCGTCATTGTATGATATTGCAGATGAAACTCGCGTGATGATGGCTAATATATATATAGAATTGCAGCAAATTAGTGATAATACCGGAGATACGGTAAAGCAATTAAAAGAAGTAGTTTCCAAGTTGACAAAGATAGAAAACAATATAAATAATTTATAGTATGAAAGTTCATGATATAATGCAGAAAGCAATCTCTTTAGGTGCTTGTTGTGAGTCAGGAAAAGCTACAGACTGGAAAAGTTTGTGTTGGCTTTTCTTTTCCCCACAAGGCCGGGAGTTTTGCGAACATAACAACTATCCACCCCTAGAATCATTTAGGGGGATGGCCAAGAATGTGAAACCGTTTGGGGTTTATGTGGATTGTGGATATATTGAACTCTGCAATAAACCGAATGTTGCAGTAGTAGGAAATACCATTGCGAGCTTGTCTTATGATGATAATACAAAGGTTCATAAGGTAATGCTTATGCACGGGGGAAAGGCTAAAATAGAAGCAACTAACTATTCCGTGATATTAGTTGTAAATATCGGAGGATGTGAGGTCGATATTATAAATGACGGAACTGCAAAAATATTATAGATTATGTTGGGAGACTTATTTATAAACAGTAATGATGCTTGGGGAACATATAGGGTTGCTATGGGGGAAAGCTTTATTCAGAACCTTCTTACTCCTGCCGGCAATAAGGATTTTATAGAAAGCGAAAGCCGCCTTGAAAACGGGAAGATGGTAATATATAACAATCCTAAAATTTCAAGTCGTGATGTGACATTGACATTTAATATTCACGGCGATACTCCCGAAGAATATTTATCCAATTATGCAAAGTTCGTTTCGGAACTCCAGAAGGGAAAAGTTATAGTTCGGGTTCCAGCTATTGGCATGTCCTTTATTCTTGTTCATAAAAAATCTACGAGTTTTGCTCTTGACAGGTCGCGTATGAACAGCCGGTTATCTGTTAAGTTTGAAGAGCCTAATCCAGATGATAGAGATTAATTCACGACAATAAAATGATTGTCGTATTTAGGAAGTTCAGAAAATTGGACTTCCTTTTTTTATCCCTGAACTTTGAACATATGATTGATATAAGGGACATATCAGGCAGAATCAAGTTGTCAGTATCAATAGGATCGAGTTCATTACATCGATTTGAACTGATGAAAGAGGATTATATTAGTATTGTATTCTCTTTAGAAACTCCGGTACGATTGGAGATAGGAGACAATGTTGATTATGAAGGCTCGCTTTATTATATAACAGATAAAGTATACCCAACATTTAATACTTCTAACGGTGGATATGATTATACACTCAGGCTGGAATCACATTATTATCGATGGAAGAATCATATACTTTTTTATGATCGACAAGGAAATAAAGAAGCATCTTGGAGCCTTACCCGTTCCCCGGAAGCCCATTTGAGCATTGTCGTTTCCAATCTCCGTGCAATAGGATTTACTTTTAAAGGCAAGGAATATCAAGCTATAGTGGATAGCACTGTTGATCCTGTAGCTAAATTGGTGCAGTATAACAACACGAACATCATAGATGCTCTGACAAAAATAGCGGAGGCATGGGAATGTGAATGGTGGGTTGATGGGGATAAAATATATCTTGGACATTTGGAACATGGGGAACCTGTAAACTTGGAAATAGGGAAGGAAATATCTTCAATGTCAAGGAGCCAGAGTCAGGATATTTTTGCAACAAGATTATATGCTTTTGGATCGTCTCGAAATCTCCCTTCTGACTATCGGAAGGGAGAAACGGGGGCAGTCGTAGAGGGTGTAGTCCAAAAAAGACTGATGCTTCCTGCTGGGACTCCGTATGTGGATGTTATCGAAGGCTTGGAGGAAGAGCAGGTTGTTGAAGCGGTCATTATCTTTGAGGACATCTATCCTCGTGTGACCGGAACGATAACTGAAGTAATTCCTAAGGAAATCACGGATGAGGATGATTCTGGCGATCCTATCACATTCACTGTATATCGGTTCAAGGATGCGAATTTGACATTTAAAAAAGAATATATTCTTCCCGGACAGGACTTGCACGTCATATTTCAGACCGGTCCCCTTTCGGGAATGGATTTTGCTTTGGAATTCAACCCGGAAAGATTGCCGGAAGACAACCCGGAAGCGCAAGTGTTTGAAATAGTACGCAATGATACTTATGGACAGACTTTGCCAGAAAGCCCACTTATTCCAGGTATAGGGAATAAATATATCTTGTACAATTTTGATACCCGTTATGTAAATGACGCTCTAATTCCACAGGCTGAACAGGAACTTTTGGAAAGAACGATTGCATATAAGGACAAGGTCGTTTCTGATCCTTCGACATATACATGCAGTCTTAATTCTTACCGGGCTTCCGGTTATGATGAAAACAATGGGTTGTTAAATCCAGAAAAAGAAATCAATCTGTTGCCGGGGCAGAAAGTAAACCTTATAAATAAGGCGTATTTTGAGAACGGTCGTATCTCTCGTGTAATCGGCTTTGAGAAGAAGTTGGATATCCCCTACGATTCCCCTGTATACACAATCGGGGAAAGTGCAGCCTATTCCCGATTAGGGGAACTGGAACAAAAGTTAGATAATATTCAGTTTAAAGGGAATACTTATGTGAATCAAGGTGGCGGCTTTGGTGTTTATATCGTGAAAAAGGATGATGCTACTGCCGCTTCTGATGAGAATGTATTTTCAGCACTGCGTACACTATATGAGATAAACAAGGCTTATGTAGACATAAGTGATATGTATCTTCGCAAGGATATCGACGATACCGCCCACGGGAATATACTTTTTGACAAGAAGATCGGCTCTTCCATTTTCATAGATGGCTGGGAAGGTAAAGGCTGGGAGATCCAGAGTACGGGCGCCGCCATATTGGATTCGCTTCGTGTGAGGAGTGATATCTATGTAGGGGGCAATACCGGATCGCCAACTTTTGCATCCGGTTTTACTGGTTGGGGATGGCAGATAGACACACCGACGGCCACCGGGGAGATGGACAACCTCTTTATTCGAAAAACATTCACAGCTTACGAGATTGTCTATTCCCAGATTTACGGTTTAGGAGGTAGCCAGATTGTTTCTGATATCAACAAAATAGCCAGAGTAGAAGTGATGTCTGACCGTTATCGCTGCTATATGGACGATATGGATGGTCTTATGCTTATGAACCTGCGTAAGGGTGACGGTGTCAGAATACAGACACGGACGGGAACGACCAGTATCAAGTATCTTTTCGGACGTTGTATCGGTGTAGACAGTGACTATTTTGATATAGCTATTCCTCTGATAGAAGGGACAGGGCAACCGGAAGCCGGAGATTTTGCCCTTCGTTGGGGTAACAATGAAGATACGGACCGGCAGGGATTGATATATCTGACAACGGCCGATAGCGGTGCGCCATTTATCGATGTGTACGATGGTATTACTGATGCCAGCACCGAAGGCAAGTTGAAAGCCCGTATTGGACACCTGACAGGAATCAGGACACAGAGAGGCGATCAGTTGTCTGGTTATGGGGCTTATTTGAACGGGATATACGTTGAAAACTCGACATTCATTCTTCAAAATGGAGATACCATTGAGCAGACCTTTATTGCCATGAACGGCAAATTTGAAAGCCTTATTGATGGCATCCGTAACGACATATCCGCAGAAGGTGGTAACATCCTTGTAAACTCTTCTTTCAGCCAGAATACAAACTATTGGACAGCCGCAAATAACGTTCATTTTATCAATGTAGGTGGAGAATATCTTTGGCTGGATGGTAGCTTCTATGTAGAAAAGGATCAAGTTGCCGATATTTATAATGACAACGGTCAAAACGTTCTGCGAATAAGGAACACGTATATCCTTCAGCAGAATGCTATAATGAATATCCCGGATCACACGGAAGAAGAAGAAAAGACGTATTCTTTCTCTTTGTTCTATAAGGTGCTCCGTCCCGGTTCTTGCGGTTTCGGTATTCCGGGGACCGAGTTGTATCATGAAGAGCAGCTATCGGAAAGCGACAGCTATCAAAAGCTGTCTAAGGTCGGGAAATGGAACGGGAAAGGTGATTTTGAACTGAGGTTCACTGGTGAGATACTTATTTATGGTGTAGGGCTGTTTTCTGATGAGATTGCGGATGCTATTGTACATCTACAAACTCAAATCACACAAAACGAAGAAGAAATTAAGTTACGTGCAACTAAAGATTATGTTGATGCCGAGACCGGTAAAATTTATACTAAATATGATACCTCTTTATCTTTAAAGGCGGATAAAGCAGAACTTACTTCGTTTAAGGAAGAATATGATGAATTCCAGCAAGTTGTACGAAGGGATTACGCTACTCAGTCCTGGACAAGTAGTAAAATACAAACCGAGGTGGGATCTTATGTTGATGGAGCTTTAGTTGGATATGCTACAACAAGTTGGACAAGTAGCCAGATATCATCTTCTGTAAAAGGACTTGCAAGTGAGAGTTTTGTTAATCAAACAGCAGAGGGTTTAAATATCAATATAAATAATTTAGGGAATAGAGTTGATAGTGTTGAAGGTGAATTAGATTCCGTGACAGATATAACCGGTGCATTTTATTCTTTTGGATCAAACAAAATGAGGTTAAATAGGCGTATAGAAATGGGATCTGGTTCTAATTCATCCTTTGTCTGTTTAGCGGGTATGTCTCCTGATATTACAGGTCCTGCATTTTGGGCGGGGAGCTCATGGGAAGATAGAGCAAATTCTGCTATACGTTTGGGGCATGATGGTGCGGGATGGTTAGCTAAGAAAAATGTTTTTTGGGATATCTGTGGGAATCTATCTATAACTGGAAAAATTCAATCATCAAATAATGGAAATAGATTTGTTATTGACCCTTCAGAAAGAAGTTTTAAAATGATTAATAATTCTAATTCATTAGTGACTGAATTTAAATTTGATAATGTTTCTGGTTATCAGTCAATTCCAGCTTTACACATGTATTTGAGAAATAGCAGTTCTGGTTCTACAGTATACAGGTATTCAATGGGGATAGCAGGATTTTCCGTCCATGATGTTAATGGAAAAATTTTAAGTTCGTTATCAACAGGATTGATTCTTACTTCAATTCCAACCATAGATCCAAAATCATTGGGAATGGTTTGGAGAGATGGAAATATATTAAAAATTTCATTAGGATAAATAATTAAAAAAAACAAATCATTATGAAACAAGTAAATTTCAAAGAGTTAAATGTAGAATATGGTGTAGATAAGTTTCAGAAGGCTGATTTGACACATGAAATTGGAGATGCGATAATCAAGAGCGCAGAATCCGTTCCGATGTATGATCTGGCACATATCATCTACCATTCAACGGGGGCAATAGAAATATCAGATAATGACTATCAACAGATGATGAAAATAATCTGTACGTCGTTTAAAATCATTATAGCAAAGGCTGTTGAAGCCGGAACGACAGAAGTGGAAACTAAAGATAAGGAGGAATAAGTTATGGCACTCGAACAAGTATCATCAGTGGTCAAGAGCACATACCTGAACAATGTGGCAGGTTACGAAGTACAGTACAATATCACACAGGATGAAGGGGAAAACGTAAAGTCGGTAACGGGTACAGTCAAGAAGGCAGATGTTCGTTTCGGCTACATAATCATCAATGCAGACGGGACCAAGAATATATCATTTGACAAGTCTATACCGGATGCAGATAGCGAGGCTATATATACAGCGGCATTGGCGGATGCAAAATCAATTTTTGAACAGAGGAATAAAATAGATTAACACCTATGGCAGCAGGAGATATCATATTATCAGACGGGACAACGATCACGCCGGAAGACTTGCAGAAGATTGCGGTAGCGGTGGAGGATTTGATTGCGTCTACGGCGAAAGATCCGGGGCAGTACGAAGAGGTAAGTTCACTTACCGGTGTGTCCTCTCTTCCCGCCTTTCAGGTATTGGGAAGCACATATAAGCTTGTACGTGTTGCTCTGTCTGTCTTGAAGGGTGTAGATGGACGTGAAGTATTCTTGCAGGTAAATCAGGATAAAACCTATATCCAATGGCGTTATACGGACGGTAATTGGCAGAATCTTGTCGCTTTGTCCGATCTGAAAGGTACTGCCGGTGATACTCCTGTTTTCCGTACCGGTAGCACAGGCATTGAATGGAAGTACACCAGTGAAGAAGATACAGCTTATCGTGTACTTGTCCCTTACGATGATTTGAAGTTGAAGTTTTCCGATCTAACGCCGGAACAGAAAGACGAGTTGAAATTGCATTTTTCTGATTTGACGGAAGAAGATAAGGCAGAATTGAAGGGTGAAAAGGGTGATATTGGTCCGCAAGGTCTTAGAGGAGAACAAGGGATTCAAGGAGAAACAGGCCCGCAGGGACCTATTGGCGAAACTGGTCCACAAGGCCCTGTTGGGCCTAAAGGCGAGCAGGGAGTAAAAGGCGATAAAGGAGATACGGGAAGTGGTTTTAAGGTACTTGGATATTTTAGCACGCAGGAAGAATTAGGGTCTACAATAGTTTCCCCACAAGCTGGTGATGCTTATGGAGTTGGTACAGGTGCTCCGTACGACATTTATATTTATGATGCAATCAATTCTGTGTGGAAAAACAATGGTCCGCTTCAAGGTGCTCAGGGTCCAAAAGGTGACAAAGGTGATACCGGTCCTCAAGGACCTCAAGGTGAAAGAGGTGATATAGGTCCTCAAGGTTTGCAGGGTATTCAAGGCGATCCTGGCCCTCAAGGTCCTACGGGAGAACAGGGCCCGAAAGGCGATAAAGGAGATCGAGGTCCAGAAGGTCCGCAAGGCCCAGCAGGAGAAGATGCGGCTATTACGGTAGATGCTCCAAAGGACGGAAAAACCTACGGGCGTAACAATGGGGCGTGGTCGGAGATAGTGGCGAGCAATCAGTGTCTTGACTTGACAACTTTATTCCCAAATGAAAGTGGTACATTATCAGATGAAAATTATCAAAAGGTAGTTGATGCTTATGAAAATAGAGTGTCTTTAGCACGTGTTAACACTGTGTATTTCCCTTTTAGTATGACAAAGGATGAAGAGTCATATGGGTTGACTATCAATATGTCTGGACTTAATAGCTTTGAGTTAAATGCAAATTTAGTAGTAAATGTAAAGAGGATTTCCGTTTATACAGACGATAAAACATATGTCTGTGCCTGGAATTCCATGAATCTTGTTAATAACGGTGATGGTACAAAATACCTCTCCGACAACGGTCAATACCTCACTCCCCCTACCGCCACCTCCGCCATAGCGGGGTATATGTCGGCTGAGGACAAGAAGAAGGTGGATGATATAGTAAACTTCAGCACAGGGAGTAATGCTGTCACAACTCTTGCGAATATACCAACAAACAAGAGGTTAATTAAGGCTACCCTATCCTCCGCTTCAAACCTGTCGATAAATGAGTCTGCAAGGGCACTGAATGTAGGCGAAGAGATATATCTTGATTGTAATCCTACCGCTTCTTTTACGCAGCCTATCCCCACTACTGGCAGTTTTAGATCAATGTCCGGTAGTTCTATTACCACTACTTCCGGCGTGCCTTTCGAGATGTCCATTTTGAAGATCGATACGAGTGGTGTCATGTATTCAATAACCGTTAAAGAGAAGGATTGATATGTTGAGAAGAAGGACAATGTCGACGGGGAAAAGAGAGACAGTACAAGTTGTAGAAGAGCTAAAATCTTCTGGCAAATGGACGGTCCCAGCAGGATGTAAATCAGTTGACGTTTTTATTGTTGGAGGTGGTGGCTCTGGTGCATCGTCAGGCCCTGAAAGAGGTGGTGGTGGGGGCGGTTCCGGTTGCACTGAATTATATTTAGGTATATCTGTTACACCGGGAGAATCTATTAATTATGTAATAGGAAACGGAGGCAATAGTGTAAGATCAACATCGTCTTATAATGATGCGAAAGATGGACTAAAAGGCCAGAATTCTTGGTTTAGGGACTCAGCTATATACTATGCCAATGGGGGAAATGGTGGACAATATTCTGGCAAGGGAGGAGATGGAGGTTCAGGAGGAGGAAGTGGAATGTCTTCAGGAAATACGGCAGGATATATCGGAGGTAGTGATGGATCTAATGGAGTTGGCGATATGCCTGGGATAGGGCAAGGAACCACTACAAGATGTCCATTCAATAATAAATTGTATGCCGGTGGGGGTGGAGGTGGTGGAGAATATAGCTCCGGATCGTCACAAGGAGGAGGAGGAATAGGTATAGGGGGAGGATCGTTAGGCAACCCTACTAATGGAAAACCCAATACAGGATCAGGAGGAGGTTCTTTTTATATAAGTGGTTCCAATGTATCAGGAGGGATTTCATCCGGTTCTGGCGGTTCGGGGATTATCGTATTACGATATAATAAATACAAATAAATCAAAATGGAAATAAACTATTTATACATACAGAAAGACGCAGCGAATATCTATGTCGCAATGCCGGAAAAGCTCGATACAGCAGACAACGATATCGGCACAACATGGGAGGATTATGTTGCAGGAAAGTACGTTTTGCTGACAGAGGAACAGATTGCCTTTAAAGAGGCAAACGAAGGTGCATCCGTAGAAGAAGTGTTCAATATGCAATTGACACCCATTCCCGAACCGACACCGGAAGAAAAACTTCAAACTGCAAAAGACTTGAAGCGTCAGGAAGTCTACAACACCGACTACCGGCACTATTACATAGAGGACAACGATGTATATACATACGACCGTTTGTCTCTAAAAGACCAGTGTGCCCGAAAAGATACGGTTGAAGTAAACGGGAATTCGTATAAATCATCTCTGTTATTGGAAGCTCTCAATGAGATGGCAGACTATAATGATATCTGTATAGGTCTATCAGAAAAGTTACTCTCTGATATTGAAGCTGCCGAGACAGTGGAAGATGTAGAAGCGATTGAGGTGACAGGCTATCCCGATGTAATCCATAGAACAACAGCCGAATTACAGGAAGCCGTAAAATACACGGAAACGCACGATTCAGAGAAGCAACTATCCCGTATCACCCGTAAATCTGTGTCTGCAATGTCACTGACGGATGATGAAGCGATTGGTGCCAAATACGCACATGCGGAATGGAAAGAATTTATTAACGGGAAGTTGGATATCGGCAACCGGGTAATTAACGATGACTGGTTATGGAAAGTCCGGCAACTGATAAATCCGGTTCTCGAAATATATCCTCCTTCGGTAGATACGGCTGCTCTTTATGAGCGCATGGACGAAAATCACAAAGGCACTGAATACGATCCCAAACTCTATGCGCCAGGCATGACGCTTGAACAGGAAAAGTATTACACGGAAATGGAAGACGGTGTAAGGAAGAAATATTACTGCTTTTATGGTACGATTAATCCGGTATATGCCCATTTGAAAGAATTGATTAACATAAATGTAAGATTGGTATGATAACTATTTTGACGATTATTTCAATGCTTGTTATTGCGGCCTACACGGCTGCCGTGTGTGTAAAGACTAAGGGTGTACCTTATTCCATAAGTGCTACCTATTACTATCTGGAGCATAAATTGTGGTTTATGGCAACGATGTGGCTGACTGCCGGTTTATTGATGCCTGCAATATTGGAGGTAAGTAAACCAAACACGGAATGGATTGCATTTCTGTCCTGTGCTGGCATGTTCTTTGTTGGTTCAGCTCCCAATTTCAAAGATGATTATGAGAGCAAGATACATTCTGCTGGAGCAATCATCTGTATTGCCGGATCGCAACTTTGGGTGGCATTGAACCTCTGGCCAATGTTGTTAGTATGGCTTGCCTATGTAGGGTATACCGCATTAAGCATTGCCAAAGAAAAAGAGGGCACATTTTGGTATAAGTTCTACCAGAGCAAGCCGATGTTCTGGATTGAGATAGCTGCCTTATTATCCACTTATTTAGGCATATTATTTTTACTTTAAATGATGGAAATGCAAGAAATAGTCCAGTTGATAGGATCATTTATCAGCGCAGCAGGCCTGCCGTTAATTGGAGCATTCATGTTTTATGAATCTCGAAAACGTAAGGCTGCCGCAGAAGCTAAAAAAGCAGAAGCGGATAACATTACTCAGTATGCTGATGAATGGAAAGAATTATACGAGAAAAAGGAAAAAAGAGTGGGTGAACTGGATACTAAAATAGATACTTTGTATGCAAAAATAGAAGAATTGCGTCAGCGTATCCGTGAGCTAACTGAAAAGAATACGGAATTGATAATTAGGAATAGTGCTCTTGATTTTCGGAAATGTAATAAACATGGATGTCCAGATCGAGAGCCACCCAGTGAGTTTTAGACAAGTTTAATTTAGATAATGGAGTAATATATTATGACAGCAAGAGGACTTAGAAATAACAATCCTGGTAATATTCGGATTAATAACGACTTGTTCCAAGGAGAAGTAAGGCCCAGTGAGGATAAATCTTTTAAACAGTTTACAACAATGGCCTACGGCTACCGGGCGATGTTTAAAATATTATCTAACTACTTCAAAAATTACAAACTCGACACTATCCGCAAGATGATTACCCGGTGGGCGCCACCGAAAGAAAACCATACAGAAGCTTATGTAAAGGCCGTATCAGATTATGCCGGAATCCCGGCCGACGATCCGATCAATGTAAATGACCGTGAGCAGATGATCCGTATTGTGGCAGGTATGAGCCGTGTGGAGAATGGGGTAGAGGCTGATATGCCAGATGTGATTGACGGATGGAGCTTGTTATGATGGACGAAAGAGACAAAGACGAATTATTAGGTGGTTTGATCGGGTTATTGATAATAGCACTGATCTGTATGCTTACATCTTGCCGTACGCAAGTCCGTTATGTCCCGGTTGAAACGGTCAGAATTGATAGCGTGTTCTTTAACTCGGCCCGGATCGATAGCGTGCTTATACATGATTCGGTCTCTGTAATTCAAAGAGGCGATACCGTTGCCGAATATCGGTACAGGTACATCTATAAGTACAAGGACAGGGTAGACACGCTATATATAAACCGAACAGATACTATCCGAGTACCATACCCGGTTGAAATCGAAAAGAGGCTGACAGTCTGGCAACGGATGAAGATAGAAGTAGGCGGCTGGGCGATGGCGGCTGTCATTGTCATAATACTGATCGTTGTTGGCCGGATGGTTTACAAACTGAAGCAGTAGACTTTTGTTCATAGTCTCTTCCTATGGGGCTGGGAAGTAAAATAAAAGCCCCCAACGTATCACGTTTAACTGCTACATAAAACTGATACACAAGCATAGACACTCGCACGTTGGGGACTTAATATCTTCAACATGAATGTCTATGCTTTTGTTGCATTATGTGCGATAAGTTTTATGTAGCGAAGGCAAAGATATAACTAAAATTCAAACATTATGTGTAAATCTGAAATCTTTGCCAAAATATTAAGAATTGTCTCTAAAGAGACAGAAGTATCAGAAGACCTGATACTGTCAAAGTGTAAACGAAGTGATATTGTTGATTCACGCGGTATCATGGTTGTTATACTATCTGAATATAAATTCAGTGAATCTCAAATATCGTCATTTACCGGATTTACGCAGCAATCGATCAACAAGTTGAAAAATATCTACCCTGACAGAATACGCAGAAATTATCTGCTAAAGGTTATAGTTAGGAATATACGTGAGTCGCTTGGTATGCCATTAAGGAGTTTGTAAATTATACTTAAATATTGCTAACCGTATATCGTTATTATAGTTTCAACTTATATATTTGCAATTGCGTTTGATTGGAACATTAACACCTCCAATCCGGCGAACTGTCATTCGCCACCTCCGTCCTATCTCCCTTCAGAGAAAAAGACATAAGCCCATAGTCCTGTAGCTTTGGGCTTTTTTAGTTATGCTTGACAGGGTGTAACTAATATAGTTTGCCGATACAGGTCGGTGGACAAATCGGAAAGGAGGTGTTAATGTGAAAGATCAAACGCAAAAAGACGGCAAAATCCGTATTTTCTGTCGATATATTGTGAAAAATGGGAAGAGGATTTATCCTAAAAATTCTCGTTTCTTTTCTTTCTTGATAGATGACAAGAAATTGGCGTAATGCTGTTTTAAGGGGATGTACAGGAATCCCCTATTTTTATCTGATCATAATAGATATAACGAAGGGCCGAATAACTTTGTGTGTTAAACAGCCCTTCAAACGTGATACGCCGGGTACGAAGCCCCAACGTGCTAGTATATAATTTTATGCAGCAATCATGATGCTATTATTTTAGTCTCGTTATCTAATCCGACATATTGGTTGTCATTTTTAATGCCTGTAAGTCCGAACGGGGTTTTATGTTCATCCCAACACTGCTCATTTAATTCATTGGCTAATTCCACAATATGTAAAAGTGAATCTATTGTAAGTCTGTTTCTCTCAAAATCGAACTCTTCTGTTTTGAGTATATCCCGAATTAAACTCAGCAAGCAGTAAGGCAAACAAAATATGCCGGCATCATCTAAAATATTTTTGCCGAACTCTGCTAATACCCCTACTTGATCTGCTGTAAGACCTTCGAACTTTGTTGCTAAATCTTTAAATTCCATGATTTTGTAATTATTTTTTTGGTTTATTAATTGGTATAATATTGGCTGTACGTCCTTACGCCGTACCTCTAAATGTCTAAGTTATAATGCTATTATGCTATCTTAATAATTTGAAGAAGTTCTGCAAATTTGTCCTCGTAATATAAAGGTTGTGTCTCTTTCGGATTGTTTGGGTTCACCTGGTTCTCTCCAAATGAAGTTCCTTTATCTGTAATGGATTTAAATTTCTTTGTTCCACCCTTTGAGGATAGCCGGGTTATCTCCTTAAGATATCCTTTCTCTATTAGTTTCGCATTGAACTGCTGTGCACTCATAGATGAACCGTTTTCTTTCAATAAAGCACTGGCCGATTTGAGGATTCCTTTCGATGGAGTGTAGTCGGGAGTAGGGAGGCCTAACGGTTCGGCTACCTGCTTTAATAATCCGAGTTTTGAAGCGTCGTTCAGATTTAGATACCGACTTACGCCCTCTATCCACATAAGTGAAGCCTTTACTTTTGTTGTAAGTCCGGTGGAACGTTTACGGGAAGTTGGCAAAGAATTGTTAGCTGTTTTGTGGAAAACTTGACGGTAGACCTCGAAAACGGGACGGACTTTCTTAACAATGAAGTATTCAAGACACGGTACGGAAAGGTAGTAATCAACCTTGTCTGCTCCTATGAATTTCCCATCTGATGACCGTTCCGCTTTTCGGCGGAGCGGCTGATAGTCTTCTTTTTCGATAAAATCACGAATCAATGCTTTTACAGCACTATCTCTTCTTTCATAGACCAAAGGCCACACTTCATCAAGATTTACTGGGAACTCATTGTCAGATTTAGACAATTCAAGAACTACGTTAAAATAACGCTTGATTTCGCTTTCGCTACTCTCTTTTGATAAGATTAAATTAGTCATAACTTGTAATTTTAGACATAAAAAACTGCGCTACGTGTTGTCTAAGTCTTACAAGCAAAACTCCGTGGGTATTTCTACTCCACGACACGGCGCAGTTATATTATTATATAACAATATCGTATATGTATGGGCACAAAAAACGCTGACATAGGCCAGCGGTAACGTACCGCTTGTAAAATTTAGACACCACAAACATACGCCTTTTTTCTGAAACTGCAAAGAAAAAGCGGTGAAAAAACAATCTCACCGCTTTTTAAATATGCCTCCAGAGAGGACTTGTGTAAACAAATGCCAAATTAAAGTTGCACAGAAATCAATTCTTTCCCTGCCTTATGAATCGCTTGTTCTATTTTAGCCTTTTGGGCCTCAGAAGCGAAAGCGATCCGCTGTTTATACTGGCGCATCAGTGATGGATTGATGCCGGCATATTTCGCAAAGGTAGACACGCTTATGAATTTGAAACATTCAAAGAATGACGCGATATCATATTTATATTCAAAATCAATACCACGTAACGTATCAGGCACATCTTTACCGATCTCAGTCAACATGGTTTTGTAATCCTCTATTGCTAATCTCAAAGATGCCTTTGCTTCGTCAACCGTTTTACCTTGTCCATTTAAACTGAATCCATCAAATTCGGGAACATAAATACTTATAGTCTTATCGTCCCACATTTCTACAATAGCTGTTGTTTTCATAGGCTGTTTATTTATTGTGTAAACAAATTTGCGGGTCATTTAAGACCCGCATCTTTCATCATGCTGTTCAATGTTCCGCCTTTTACTTCTTTAGACCCATGTCGCCAAACCCGGAAGTATTTACCCGTCTTTGGGCTGTACCATACATCGTGTTCTTTGCCATGGCTCACGAAGTAGCATCCTATTTTAGCAGCTTTCTTCAAGAACTCTGTTGTTTTCATATCAAAGAGCATTTGTTTACAATGCAAAGATAACATATTTGTTATAATAAGACAATGGTATCCGTGTTGTTTATAACATATTTGTTATTAATTAACATTGCATAGTTTTTATAGGAGGCTAATACAGAAAAGATAAGGGAACAAGTAAAAAAATCAGACAGTTTAACAACAACTTTACAACAAGCCTACAACATTCTACCATTCAATACAATTACTGTTTTGTGACATTTGCGATGCGGTTGATATTGACCGTAACTAAGATTTAAAATACAATGGAAAAAACTTATGTATTTAATCAAGACGGGGCAGGTGGAGCGAGTAACGGCTTGCTTGCATCAATCCTTCCGTCTTTGCAGAACAGGGGTATTGACACAGGTTACCTCATGGGATTAATGAACGGTGGAGGCGGTAACGGTGGTTTCTTCGGGAACAACGGCGGTTTTCAGGACATTATTGCGTTGATTGTGATTGCTGCCATCTTTGGCAACGGCAACTTCGGTTTTGGAGGAAACAACAATCAGGGTGCCAATGAAGGAAGAGACATGATTATGCAAATGCTTAATCGCAACGGTGTGGACATCGCATCACTTGCCCAGGCGTTGAATTTATCTTCAGACCAAATCCTTGCTGGTATTAACTCTGTATCTCAGGCAATATGCGGTCTAGGCAATCAGATGGGACAGAATACCAACAGTATCATTACTGCAATTATGCAGGGCAATCAATCTATCTCTGCTCAATTAGCCGATTGTTGCTGCAAAACGCAGACTGCGATTGAACGACAGGGGTATGAAAGTCGCTTAGCGAGTTGCGAAAACATGAATACGCTTACACGTACAATGGAAGGGAATACTCGTTCTTTGTCGGACGCTTACCGTGAAGGATTCCAGGCTATTGTAGCCAAGATGGATGCCGCAGAGGCACGCCGTCAGCAGGAAGCCCTTGCTGCAAGGGATGCAAGAATTGCAGTTTTGGAGGGGGAAATCTCTCAGCGTAATCAGAATGCGACAATCTTGAGCAACTTCGGTCAGCAGATCGCGCCGTTGGTAGCCGGCTTGCAGGCATTGCAAAGTGATGTAGACGGTATCAAGTGCAAGATGCCTCCAACGGTATCCGTTCCTTATCCACAGTTGCAGGTGTATAACCCGGAAACCTATCGTGCGGCCGCTTTCGGTGCCTATGCAGGTGATGCGGCTTATGGACGCGGCGGTTACGGATGTGGTTGCAATAACTACTGGGGTTGATCCGGGTAAGAAAGGAGGTAATTATGTGGCCTAACTTTTTTACAGGATTTCCTTTTCCGTTCCCTTCACTTGGCAGGGCAAACTTTAACACCTTGCCAACGGTGGCTGTGACGGTAGGGACGGAGAACGTGACATTAGAGCTTCCGAACCATGCGTTTCGTAACCGGGATTATGTAGGCGGTTTCTATGTCAATATCCGTCAAGCTATCCCGGCTGGAACAACAGCAACACTGCCCATTCTGATAGGGACGAACGGGGACACGAGACCGTTGATGGCTTACGGCGATGTGCCTGTGCGAGTAGAGAACCTTGCCGGTCCGGGTATCTATGAGATCCATTACAACAAATACACGAACGAATTGTATCTTGTTAATGGTGGATATAGACCGACAACGACTCCGGCTCCTACAGCAGAAACGGCTTCTTTGCGAAGCAAGTAGTAATTAACATGGAGTTCTGTGGTTGTTGTAAAAATTGCAATAACCACACTCCTTTAAAATCAAACAATCATGTTTCAGAATCTTCGAGTAAATAATCAGTTGTATATTCTTCATAAGGAAGCCAAACATTTCATAGAGATTGGTTCTGTGGTAAGCGTTTCTGCACCCAAGCCTAAATATCCTATGCCCGCTCCCATGGGGCAGATACCTCAGATGGAGATGGTCGTAGATGTCGTGGCTAATATTAATGGTCAGAACACTACGTTTCAGAATCTTCCCTCCGGTAGTGATATAGCCGACTTTGGGCAAAACGGGAATCTTGTTGTCTCATGTTCCCGCGATGCGATGAATAATGAAATATCCATGATAAAACAAAAAAGATTGGATAGGGTTAACAGTCGGGACTATGACCTCAGCGTGATAGCATCCTGCGATGAGATGTTGACAATGATCAATCCTGAATTTGCAGAAAAGCAACGTCAAGAACAGGAAATCAACACCCTTAAGGCCCAGATGTCTGATATGAGCAAGAACATGTCTGAACTTATGGAGCTAAACAAGCAATTGATGCAACAGCTTGGAGTTAAGGAAACAACTAAAAAGTAATAATTATGGGATCAAATAGAAAACTAGAAGAGCTTTTCAGAGAGTTCGATGCTTATGAAGACGAAGACTTGATGGAAGCGATAGAAGAAGCCTATAAACTTGGTTGCAAGGAAGGCAAGAGAAAAGCAATGGAAGGCGGTATGGGATTCCGAGACGATGACGATGACGACGACGATGAATTCCGCGATATGTGGAGACGCGGTGGAGAAGGTTTCGGTGAAAGGCGCGGCGTGAGAGGAACCGGACGGTATGCCGGGGAATACCGCAGACGCAGACGTTAAATCAGAAGGGGACATTGTGCCCCTTCTTAAAAAAGTAAAGATATGAGGTTAGATATGTACGATGATTTTCCTTCGGGGATGAAAGCTTATTTAAGCGCATATGGCTGGCATTTTTCTAAGGCTATGTGTGATTGGGCTATTTCCATGATGGAAAAAGAAGATGGAACTGGCAAGAAAATAAAGGTACAGCCCTGGACAAAAGAGCAGATCGACGAAATGCTTAAAAAATATAACGTCGATGTAAAGAAGAAAGGCGGCTATGACTATGTGTATGTAGCCAATATGTGCAAGGCTGATTTTCTTGGTTCCTCCATTCTCCATGATCAATATGCTGCTTTATACGTGAAGAACGTTTGCGACGATCCGGATGCTTACGATGGTATTGTATTTACTCGTTTCTACGCTGATTGCATCGGTTCTGGAACGCCTATTATTTGGGATGAAATGATGTAAATATGATAAGAAGAGACCTATACATAAAGAAGTACGATTGGCAGGTGCATATATTTTATCGTGTCACCTGCTATTATACGGAAGAGGTCATAGGTTTGTTGAAATCAATAGATTGTCCGAAAGACAAGGCAAGAGAGGCTTACAATAATTTGGTGTCATGCAAACTTGATACCGGTGTCACGTACTCCAATTACAAGCTACGGAAATCTGTAATGGTCATAAGCAAGACTTCGTCCCCGGAAGAGTTTTTAAACTCCCTAAAGCACGAATGCCGCCATTTGGAGGATCATATAGCTACGGCATTTAAAATGCCTATAGGAGGTGAAGAAGTGGCGTATTTGGCCGGTTATTTAGGTAGGATGTTGTACGAGGATGTGCAGTTGTTTATATGCGATTGCCGCAAACATAAACGGGAAAAGCTATGCGTAAAGCGAATAAAAAAGAAATAAGAAAATTAAAAAGGGAGTCAGCCAGACTCGAGATTGACCGCCTGGTTGACTCCCTTGACTTTGAGCCGGTCAACTTCAATGAGAAGGTGTGCCGGCTAAGGAGGCTGATGTGCCTACTGTAAATTCGTATATTAACAAGGATTTATCAAATCTGTTTATCCGGTTCAATAAATTCGACATTACATTCCTTCATCAGTTTCTCAAATGTAAATTTGTGATATTTGCTCCAATAGGAAGCATATCCAACTCCTCGAGAGAAAAGTTCATAATCACCTTCACCTGTTTTCATTGCCTTGTAGACGTCACGTATAGGGGGGGGATCGTCCGGCGCTCTCCATGCTGTTATATAATCCACAAAGCACACGATTCCCATTCCTTCATCAAGTAGTTGTTTTAGCCGGGATTACTCCCGGCTGGTTTTGTAGGGTATCATATGCTAAATTTCTTTTTTTTTGAAGTTTTTACATCCCGGACAAAAGAATCCGGTGTCATCACCGGTATAGTCATCTATTCCAAGACGAAAGCGCAACGGACGTTTAAACTCGCATAGTTCCTCGTTGGGTTTGTTTTTCTCTCCTTCTTCTATCGGGCAGAAATGCACGCAGTTATCACAGAACTGGATTTCTTTTATCCGTTTCTCTGCCGCGGTAGGTTTGGGACGTACAAGCCAGTACTTTTCTTCCTTGATAGGACAAGTGTCGCAATAGTCTTTGTTGCCGTAATACAAACAATAAGATTCGCAAAACCATCCGGATATCTCATCAAGAAGTCTCTGTTTGATTTCTTTTTCTTTCACTTTCGTTCAAATCTTTTATATTTAAATTGAAACTTTTCATATACTCACAATCTCTATCACAAGGGCAATTATCATCATAGCAACTATCGTTGTGACTGTTCCAGCAAGGGCATTGCTTATGATATGCCTCTAATTTGGCTTTATCTCGAGCAGCTTTCATTTTAGCCTTAATATGATCCGGCAATGCTTCTTGTGCTACCGGATCGAAAGTGATACATTTCGTTTTATCCATAATGTTCAATTCCATTTTGTTATAGATTTACTTATACCAGCGTCCACCGCAATATTTACATACAAAATAATTCCCCATACTCATCACCTGAACTTTTTCATCCACGCATATACGGCACATGCAAATTTTATGATCGCCATCAGACACAGGTTCTAAAATCTTATCATATTCCCAGAAAGATAACTTGCCTTTAGCCGGTATTGGTTCGGGGAATAAAATAGGGTTAGCCAGCACCCAGTTCCACACGCCATTTTCGGCCCACAGCGAGGGGTGATTCTGAACGCAATCCACTATCTCGACGCTGCCGATGATTGCGCCTTTTGGCAAATCTTCATTATCTCCGTAAAGTTTGTCCTTGTGTTTGGAAACTTTCTTTATTTGCATTCCGTTAAGTGCGCTCCATCCCTCCTTAACTGAGGTCTTTGCTGCATGAATCAGCACTCTCTTACCTAAGTATTTCTTAGGGCAGCTCCAAGTCCTGTTTTCTATATCTTTCAGCCCGGACACGATAAGGCTTGCCCACGGCTGTTTAATTGTTATCGCTTTCATTTAACTTCTTTAATTCGTTAATTTGTTCACTGATAATTCTAATGCGTTCTTTGAGAGCATCTGATTTTCGTGTAGAGAAACCAATTTTGACATGTCGCATCGCATATCCAAAACCTCTTCTATTCAACATTTCAATTTCTCTGCGCTCTTCTTTATGCAATCTCTCTTCCAGGACGCTCTTTTTCTCTATAAGTTTTTCTATTTTATTCATATTCATTCCTCCGTATTAGGTAGTAAGTCTTCGATGTATGCCCAGCGCCTCCAATTTTTGGGACATTCTTCTACTAATGCTAGCATACTAACTTCAAAATCCTCCAAGTCATCTTCCACAAGTACTGGGAAATATGCTTCAGGTATATCTGTTATTGCATTGTGCCACACCGAGTTGATGCGCCATTCTGCACCTTTCTCGAATGAATAGGCAAACAGTCCTCTTGTTTCCTCCGGATCATGATCCCAACCTATCATATTAGCATGTTGGGTTGCTGCTTTTTCAATATCATCTCTTCTCATTTTTTCTTTTGTTAAATTAATATCTTTCGTGATTTGAATCAAATCTGATACTTTTATGGTCATACATTTTGAATTTTATTTGGTTGGTAATTTTTAATTTCCGATATTTACTTCAGCAATATCATTTTTCAACATCAAATTTCACAATTATGCTAACAATTAAATTAACAGCGACAGGAAAAGAACACAATCAAACAATTAGTCCAAGACTTTTTGAAGGGTGTGGAAACACTTTAGTAAAGGTTATTTGCGAAAAACTTTACTATGGTAATCCAAATGATTTAGAAAACTCTATTTGTAGTTATATGAACTCTTTCATGGATAACAAATGTGAGGTTAAAACTAATCATGTAACAACTGATTTAAGTACAGGAAGTAATTCTAATGGGAACTACGTAAGTCAACTCACATTTCAAGTTTTTATTTAATTTATTTATGAGGGTATGCCCAAAAATGACATACCCTTATTGCTTATCTATTATCATACTTAGCTCTTTTAATTCACATTCTTTATACCAACTACAAGCCGCACAATGCACACTGTTAATCCAGTCTTTCCAAAGTATATCGGCCACACAACTATACTTATCGCTTTGGATAGTATGTATCGGTTGCTCTGATTGCTCCGCAAGAAAACCATGCAATTATCATTTTATTAATTATCTTTGCAATTTATTGTTAAAACACATATAATTATGAACACTCAGGATGCAATTCTACAGGGATTATTGAACAATACAACAGTTGGACAAACTGGTATAACCAAGCACATGCTTTTGTTATGGGCTCAAGCATTGGAACCTTCTATAAAAGACGGACTCGAAGTCGGACTTGCAATATCGCAATTAGTTTATGATGGTTATCTTGTAAAACTGAATCCAAATCAGAAGCCTATCTATTTTGAAAGAGTTCAATAATTTTTAAAATTGAATTTTCTGTTGTAGAACTTCGTCTGCATAAAACTGATCGAAACTCTTGTTGCTTATCCACCAATTGAAGCCAAATTCCGCATCGGTAAAATTGTGATTGATATATCCGGCATCAATGAGTTTTTGAATTGTTTGTACCCATTTCCTACGAACATGAGGAAACCGCTTTATATCTTTCAGCTTTTGTTTTCGGTTTGCCATCGGGCAAAGAATACAACCTATTCGCTTATATCCTTCATCGTACAAAGAACAGTGTTCTATTCCATTTCCATTCAGAAAGCCCCACACATCTCTGTCTGTCCAATGGATAATCGGAGAAACAAGAATCTTGTCCTTACCTTTAACACAAGTAACCATCTTTTCTTTATGCTCAGAAAATTGGTCGAAGTTCCCGCTGAATTTACGGCCGCTAATCTCAATTTCTTCACGTTTGGAACGCTGCACACTTTCAGTTTTACGAATGCCGATCAAGGTAACTTTCCCTGCACCGGACATTTCTTTAAATTCAACGCAACACCAGCGAAACGTCCTTGTTGGAATAAAGTGCTTCTTTAGAGCCATATCATAAACCGACATCGTTGGCTTTATCAGCTCTACATCCGGATAGTTCTGTTTCACAAACCGAATGACTTCCGGAGGGTCAACAGATGTAAGATTCATGTGAGCCTTAAACTTTACACCAGCCATCTTTGCGATGTGATAAAGTGCTTGACTATCTTTTCCACCGGAAAAGGCCAAATAAAAGCCATTCTCCGGATCATAATCAAGCGCCATCTTCTCGCACTTACGCAGCAGTGCAATGGAGTAGTTTATTTTGTCCTGTAACATTGTCTGTTTATTTGTTATGAATCAGATAAATATTTTATCAAATCTTCCTTAATACGATCAACTACTTTGTTTGAAGCCAAAAGCCTCGCTTGACCAATTGTTTCTATGATTCGTTATTTTATAATTATTATCTTCTTTCTTATTATTCCGTATCCAAACTATCTGAATATTCCTTTTAAGCCTCCATTAACAGCGCATATTTTGGCTTCATTTGATGGGTGTACGTATACATTGAGGGTTGTACTTATATCCGAATGTCCTAGAATTGTGGATACAGTTTTAACATCGACTTTATTTTCAATCAAGGTACTTGCAAAAGTATGTCGCAATCCATGAAATTTAATGCAATGATTTAACTTTACTTTTTCAAGAATAAAAATTCGATAATATGTACGTAAAGTTCGAGGTTCGATAAAATCCTCAGAGCAGGTGCAAACATAATAATCTGGCTTACATACGGCATAGAACTTTTTCACAATGGGTAAAATATTTTTAAGAATAGGTATGTGCCTATCTGATGAACTAGTTTTAGGAGCTCCTATCTCAACCACCGTCTTTTTCCTGTCGGTACCGATATTTCCAGGAAGATATATGCGCTCCATTGTTTTATTGACATGAATTGTATTGCCAACAATATCTATATCCCGCCACTGTAACGCACAAATTTCGCCAATCCTCATGCCTGTGCATATTGTTAATAAAATGCCTAAATTGCGAGGTGATGGATTATCCATAACATACTCAACAATTTTACGATATTCTTCTTGCGTGTAACGTTCTAATTTTGAAACGCCAACCTTATTATTGGTTGGCCAAATAACCTTCCAAGCTGTATCGGGAACATTGATGTCCAATTCGTCACCAGCGTAGCGAATAAGCATCTTTATGACTATAAGGATATCTGAGCAGTATTTCTTTGACTTAGTGCCTGAATCAAGAAGTTCATAAAGAAATGTTGTAACAACCTTCTTATTCATGGTCTCCACATCTGTAGATCCAAATCTAGGAGCCAGTATCTTTATATATATGAGCTGATAACAGCTTAGTGTTGATTCCTTAACTTGTCTTCTCTTGACAGACAACCATTTATTATATACATCATTTAATTTCATAATTCTTGTACTATTTTGGCATTAGTATCTGCTTTTATTATTTCCGAAAAGGAAAGTGTATCATCTTTGCGATTAAGAAGGATATACTTCTGCTTAACTTCTTTTGTTAATACATCCCCGTGATAAACATACCCCATAATTCCTCTAATCGATAAGTTTAAAAGAAGTATAGGAATTGATCTATCAGATAATTCCCAACATGATACAATATTCTGAGATGGGAAATGTTCCCAGGGTAATAATTTCGTACAACGTTGCCACCAATCCGCAATGATCATAGATCCATTTCCGGCAGTAGGTTCATGTATACTTCCGGTTTGAGATGTTAGTAATGAACATAATACTCCCAGAGAATTTGGTGTGAAGTCCTGTTTTTTTTGCTTTCTTTCAGATAAATCACTTTCGTAAACTTCTTGAAACCAGTCATAAGACAAATCGTTATCGTTCAGTCTAATCAACTCTCGGTATATTTTATTCCTATCTTCTAAATCCATATCTAAAATTTTAGTAACGGCATTAGGCAAATCCATCAGGTCATTTATTAAAAACACCTTAAATAAGTCGTCCTTATTCATATCGTTTATCGAGCTTGTTAAGAAATGTTTTATTATATTTTATTCTTGCGGAAAGCATTTTCTTAGAGGTTCCTAGTATATATCCTATTATAGATTGCGGAAAGACGCCATTTTCCACATTATCAATTGTTGCCATAATCGCGCTTATTGCTAATTCGTACGCTTCTTCATTCGATACCTCCAAATGAAACTTGCAATAATTTTCTATATCTTTAATGTAATTCATAATAAATAAAGGACGTTCCTTTTTTTTCAGGCAATCAATTAGTTTTTCATACTCATTAACATCAAACGGATATCTACACTTTACACTCCCTCTTTTGTGCTTTTTATAAAAATCATACCTCTCCATCCCATCTCCGTTTTTATTGACAATAATATATTTAGGTATATGCAACGGGTTAATATTGTTTTTGGCCGCATAGATTAGGCGTTCACGTCTAAAACCGTGCCTAAGGCCATCATCCATTAATACAGATATATTAGTACAACGGTTTTCCTTATTTGTTTTTGAGTTGATTATTTTTAAATCAGGAGTGACAATATAAGTTGTTCCTGGTATAGTCATAAATTCGTTCATATTCATATTCTTTTTAATTTTTATCTTCTTTCTTGATCTTAATCTTATCAATCATCCTTTGATATTTAGCGGCCACATAGTCACAGTGTATTGCCAAATTCCTGTCGCGCTCCTTTTCGAGGCGCTTTATTTCTTCTTCTATCCAATCTTTCATATTTCATCTTTTTTTGTCATTTTTCGCATGATTCAAACGCTTTTTCAAATACTTCCGCCCTAAGCATATTGTTTGCTATGGCCTGAAAAGCGTTTGCAATTTCTGGCAACTCATTCAAATTCACATGTATCTCTTTGGGGGTAAGTACCTCTGTAAGCTCCCTTGCAAAGTGCAGCATCTTATCCATGGTGAGATACCGAAGGGGATTGTAAGCCAGTGGGGCATATTTGCTTATGGCGGTAAAGAAATCCCGGATGGTAATTTGGGATGTCTGGCATAACATGTCCACCGTAGAGCAAATGGAAAGAGCTTTATTCAAATCTTCATGGCATCCGGCATTATGCAATGCCTGGCTGACGGTAAATCCATAGCGATCTATATGAGGCTTGATATCGTCCTCCATGCTCTGCGTAATGAGGGCCATGGCTTCCGCGTTTACACCTGCGGTTCTGCATATTTGTCTGTTGTATGCGGCCATTTGGCGGTCCATGCTGTTGACCAGCATTTTGACCTTTTGGCGATAAAGTCCGCATCCCTTGATGTGATCGGAAAGCTGCATTTCGAAATTATACACTTGGTCATTGACGAATAGGACGATATATGTCAGACTCGTAACAAGACCGCCGGTGTCCTTGTCTATTTCATCCCAACTGTTGTATTGTTTCATGGCAGTAGCTTCGCTTCTGTGCATCTTATCCATCTGTAGCCGGAAAACGAGATGCTGTTCGTGCTCCGGTCTATGTCCGCAATAATTCTTACTTTTCCTTTGTACAAGACTTTTGATCCGATCTTGCATTGGGTCCTGAATACATTGATTTTCATAATTCTATTACCTTCGACTATCCCCTGTTACAGGAATAATGTTAAACATTTCCTTCCTCCTGTCACGGATAAAATCGCCATACAAGCGTTCTATTTCATCCCCGTCAGCATTGGTTGTGACAAAAGTTTTTAATCCAGTAGTCTGCCAATAGCTGTATCGGATGTGCAGGATATGCTGCATGACGTTCAGTTCCGTGCCATAATACTTGGTCGGAATCGGCTCTCTGCCAAGTTCGTCAAAACACATTGGCACTGGTCCGGATGATGACCATCCTGCGTTATCCAGATACCGGCTAAGATCACCTGTTAGCGAGTAATCCGTTGTCACTTGGCTGCATATATAGACCCTGAACCCCATCCTAAGGCTCTTGAAATATTGGCTGAACACTTGCATCAATGTGCTTTTGCCTGTACCTACAGGGCCTTCCAGCCAGATGCCCTTTCTCCTGTCAAGCCGCCCTTCCTGGAGGTGGAAGTACAGGAACAGGTTGTTTACTAAGTCCCTGTTGCGCTCATCTATGCGGAATGTTCCCTTTGTCACCTGCTCGGCTACATGCAGGAACCACCGTTTGTACGGATCGAGATCGATCTTAAGGCTCCCCGTAGCGTTTTGGACCGGCGGATGTATGATTCCTCCTATTCCCTGCATTTTTTCTTAGGTTTTCAAGTTTGATACTTAGCCATGATGCGAAATGGATTTCCGCATCTTCCGGCGATTTCATTCTCACGTTCCGGCATGACAGCTCACGGAAAAACTCTTCCAGATAGGCGTGAATCTCGTTCATGCCGATATATTGCTGCCTGTGGATTATTTCAAGCCATGCGGAATCAGCGCATACGAACGCTTTGCATTCATCCAGTGGTTTGTCCACTTTTTCAGGGTGAAATCCCGGATGGTCCGGGTGGGAGAAAGAGCCGGAAGGCTCGCTTTTCTTTTCTCTCTCGATAGAGAGAGTTTCTTTTACTTTACTATTCTTTACTTTACGGCAATCTTCCTGAGTTTTTCGATATTCTTCCAGTATTTTTCGCGATTCTTCCGGAATAATGTCGTATTCTTCCGGAATTATTATGCCTTTCCGCTTCGCCCGGATACACATATCAATGTATCTTGATTGAATGGATGGTGAAGTAAGTACACTCCCATTAGAGAGCAGTTCCTTGCTGAAAAGACCCACAGCACAACAGTAGCGTACTATCTCATTCACCTTTGTTTCCTTCAATCCCCAGTATTCGGCTACATCAAAGGCAGTACTTTCGTCCCACACGAGGACACAGCCTCTTACCCGGTAGATCTCATTGAGTATATATTCGTAAACGGCAAAACCATCGCATCCGCAATCTTTTTTCAATCGCTTTATCCGGATGTCCTGGAACCTGTCGGAATCCATAGAATAGAAAGATAATCCTGTTTTCGCTTTAGCCATATCTTGATTTATCCATTGTTATCCAGTTTGTTGTTAATGATATAAAGATACTCATTAATATAGTTAGTTTATGGTTTAAATAATTGTGAATTAAATTTTTAAACTTTAGTTATCTATTCATAATCAATACCCAGTCTTATTTAATCTAAGCGATTCCTTCTCGTAACTAAGCAGGCTTCGAAGCGAATCCAGTTGATGCGTGCAAGAAGCATTGAGTCTATCCAGTCGGTCGACCAGATAGCATTCGTCTTCCGCGATACTGTCCAGCAAGGCATTCTGCACTTTGGCCGACAGGCAATTTTCTTTCGCTATCCGGATGATCATGTTCTGTATCTCGTCAGACTTTTTCTTCCGGAGTATTTTTTTTGCCTCTGCGAGCATTTCGCCGGTACGCATCATGTAGACCATGATGACGGATATGCGCTCTTGTATTTCCGCCGGATTGTTCGAACAGGTGGTGTTTAGATAATCGCTTATTTCTTTTATCTCTTTCTCCATCGTCATACGTTGTTTAAGTACTCATTCATAACTTTCATGAATTCGCCGATCGAACGGACAACGACATATTTGGCGCCGATCCGACCAAACTCAGCTTCGTATTCCTTCTGGTGTACGGATTGCCTGTTTTTTCCGGCCTTCAACTCGATCCCCATAAACGGGTGTTCTTTATTTGGATATAGCAAAATGAGGTCCGGGACCCCGGCTCTGACACCCATTTGTTTAAACTTCGCTGCCTCGACTGCATTGCGATAGCCTCCGTTAGGAACGTGTATCAGCAAGTGTCTGAGGTTCGCATATTGCAAATCGAACCATCTGACTATTGACTTTTGTAATTGATCTTCTATATGTCTCATTCGTAATCGTAATTATCGTATTCATCCGGTTCATAGTCCGGTATGTCGTATCCAAAATCCATCGAACTGTTTCCTTTCTCATCCTTCATCCATCGGTGTTACAACCGTGTCACGTCCGGTCTTGTCTACGATGATCTTCTTTCCCGATACGGTGATTTCCGTCTTACATCCTTCAGGTAGGGACTGGAAGAATTTACGGACGGATGGATTGTTGGCGTCGGCTGTTTTATCCGTATTTTTGTCATCTTCGGCATCATACGGGAATATATCCACGAGTGCGGTTTCGGTAACAGAAGCGATTTCGTAATCGGCCAAAGTATCCTTCATTCCTTTTTCCAGCACTTCGATAGCTTCTTTCAAATTGGAGGCTTGTGTCAGCATCTGTGCAGCTGTTTTCTTTTCAGCTCCGCTTTTCTCGTCGAGCGTAATAAAGTAGACTTTGATCTTATAGAAGCGGTCGCCATTTTCATTGAAGAATATCTCGGACAACTTTGCCCGCTTGATGTCTTTTATCACAAACTCACCGCTGATAAAAGGGGTTAATTCTTCAATGATACGTGCCTCTGCTTCTGTAAACGACAAGGCATCGACCAAATAGGGCTCCGTCACTTTCTTTTGCTTTCCGTCCTCCATTATCTTTTCATAGGAGACTTTACATTCAAAATATGTACTTGTCATAATTATATGTTTTTTAAAAATTTCCACCTAAAACCTCCTGCTTGTCTGTATTTTCCATTGCATACTCTAGATATGTTCT